AAAAAAGCCATAGCACCTGCTAATGGAGTTAATACAGGAGGTACATAAGCAACTGATCCACCAGAACAAGTCCAATAGATCATATATAATCCATCAACTGTTGATGCAGGAAACGTAATTGTGCCTCCTGCTGTTATCGTAGTCCCAATAGATGAACCTGCAGCTAAAACAGATGTTGTTCCTAATGGATTAGCATTAGTGACTGTACCCAAACGCCAATGATCAGTTGCTTCATCCAATCCTAAATTTGTTGCACCAGCCTTCGGTTTTGTTAAACATATTTCATATGTACACCAAAGTTCTCCAATTACTGAAGTAACTGGATTACCAACTGTTGCAATTTGAAAATTTCCTAGATCATACATACGTTGATCAGATCCTGCCGGAATTTGTCCTGTTCGAACAAAAAGTTCATGTACAGGAGTTAATGCCATTTTACATTCAATAGGATGAATAAAAGTATGAGATAATTTATCTGAATTAGCAAACTGATAATTCTCCATAGTCTTTTTATCAGGAAAGTTAGCATTGAGTACATTGTACTCAGTTGCCATAATAACAGATCCTAAAGCAGTATTAGTTGTAAAATCTGCAGACATGGACTTAAATTCAAATATCATACCATTTACTATATATTCCTCGAAGTTAGCGGCTACACCGTTTAACCAAGGAAATGTTATAGAAAGACCAGGATTGATAGGATATGATGTAACCGTAAAAGCGGCTGTACCAGATACATCACCAATATATTCGCGATGTCTTAAACACACCATATCTTTAGATCTATTGACTATTTCAGGAGGTTGTAAACCAGGCATTAAAGAATTAACGCCTACCTGATAATCACCAAATCCAGTGATATATTTGACAAGTTGCTGTGCACCGTGTCCAATAAAACCACCTAAATTAGATCCTATTTGATAACCAATAGATCTAGGAGGACGTGGAATCGTTGAACGTTTCCTATACGCTCCTTGACCTGTTATTGCAGGAGATCTTGTATATCTCCTACGAGGTTTCTTAGCAATAACTGCAACAAGTTTTGTTGCAGGTTTTTTTCTTATGTATGATCGTTTAACAGTTGCTGGCATGTTTTAACATTTAATGAGAATTTTAAATTCTCACTAAGTGTTAGAAACATGCCAAAACGCTCAATTAGAAAGAGTCTTTCAAATAAACGCTCAATTCTAGAGGTTGTAGACGCTAGAATTGAGTCTATAGAAAATGAACATCCTAGTGAAACAAACGCTAGGATTGTAACAAACGCTAGAATTTCAAATAAACATATAGGAAATTCTGGCGTTGATGAAAATTCTATATCTATAGAAAATTCAAAAGATATAGAAAATTCTGAAACAAAAAATAAAACATCATCTGATAAAATTATAGATGATGTTGATAATATAAATTTTTTGGGTAAACCAATAAATGAAAAAAAATTTAGGCTAAATGCCCAAAAAGTTTTCTTTACATATAAATCACATATTGATTGCAAAAAACTAATAAATTTTATTGGAAAGTTAAATCCAATAAAAGAATGGTGTTTTGCACAAGAAACAAGTGATAAATCTCATGCATATGAACATTGTCATATTGCTATATGTTTTGTAAAGAAGTTATGTATAACTTCTTCAAGACATTTCGACTATAAAGGAATACATCCAAATATAGGAAGTATTAAAAATTGGTTTGGATCATTAGCTTATCTTGTTGCTTGCAAAAGTAAACCTAATCCAATTTATTGGACAAATCTTGAAGATATCCAAAAATTATTGCTTGATAATCCAAGAAAAATTAAAGACAAAGATGGCTTTAAAGCGTTTTGCGATCGAATTATTAAACATAAAAATAAATTCGAAGCTATAAGAAACGAAGGAGATTATCAAACAGTAATGGCGATAGAAAAAATATACAACGCAAAAGTAATCGAAGACGATCCTAGATGCGTCAATTATTTTTCTAAAATGGAATTAAAAGATTGGCAAAATGATTTAAAAAAAATAATTTGTGAACCATTAAAATTATCCCAAAAAAGAGATATAATCTGGATTTATGACGAAAAAGGTGGTCATGGAAAATCTGATTTTTTGGGACATATGGAAATATGTTATCCATTATCATGTTTTACATTATCAGCAACAGGTAGCATAAGAGATATTGCACAGTTGTTGAAAACATGGCGCCAAGAAGGTGGTAAACCAGAAATAATAATATACGATCTACCAAAAAATTGTGTAGATCGTAATTCCATTTATGATTGTTGTGAAGTACTCAAAAATGGAAAAATTTCTGGAACAAAATACGAAGGATGTAATGCTCGTTTTTGGTTTCCACATTTAGTTGTATTTGCCAATTTTTTACCAAAAGTAAAAAATATGTCACTCGATAAGTGGTTTATTTTTGATATTAAAAATAATACACTTGAAAATATAACTAATAAAACAATCCGAGATCAAATTGGTATTATTGAAAATAATAAACCAAAAAATATTTGTCAATTTGATAATATAGAATGTTTATCATCATCTGATCGTAATTCTTCAAAAAAGAATACAGATGAAGATACAAAAAAAATTATTGTAATTAACCGTTTAATTGATTCTCCACATGTGAAAGAACAATTAAGATTTATTGATTCTCCAGGAAAATCTCCTAAAAAATCAAAAAATAATTCTTCAGAAAAATCTTCCAATAAATCTAAAGATAAAACGGAAGATTTTGTAGAAGAATATGGTAATAGATGTAGCCTAGAAACTGAAGTATCTAGTCTAGAATCTAGTACAGGATTGTTTACAATAAATATCCCAGAATAATATCTTACAGCTCGCATTTTAATATACCCGCAAGCGGGCATATTAAAATACTCGGTTTTGTCCTCTAGACAAAACTACCTTGTCAAATCTTATTTGTCAAATTTATTAAGCAATGAAAGACATAATCTTTCATAGTCTGGGCAAACTAAAAATCGCTTCGCGATTTTGAGTTGGCCCGCGATGAAAATTAAAAACAAATCCGCTTCGCGGATGTGTTTGTAATTTAATCGTGAACCTGCCAGCGTAACATTATGGGCTTCGCCCTTTGCTGGCAGGTTTTGATCTCTCATTTCGTCCCTCATATAATGACGAAGGCGGGCTACCGCCCTGCCTTCGGATATGCTCTTAATAAATAAATCAGCCGCAGAAAAAATTAAAAATCGCTTCGCGATTTTGAATTTTGTCAGCGCCTTATAATATAGATTTTACGAGTAGGCCAGCAAAAATTAAAAATCGCTTCGCGATTTTGAATTTTGGCTGGCCATATAATAAACAGCCGCAGAAAAAATTAAAAATCGCTTCGCGATTTTGAATTTTGTC